CCTTTATTATATAACTTTTTTTTTTTTTTTTCAAGCAGAAGACGGCATACGAGATAGAATCAAATTATATATTATATCCAGGTGATGATGGTAAAATCCTAATCCCTAGTAATGCACTACAAGTAGATACTACAGACCCTTATGGTGATGTAGAAGTAATCTATAGAGGAGAAGATGGAGTAGGTTATTTATATAACAAGACAAAGTATCCAAGAGATGATGCATATCTCTTTGACTATCCAGTGTATTGTGACATTGTATGGTTATATGAGTGGCAGAATCTACCACAACCTATGAAGTCGTACATCGTTGCTAGAACTTCAACAGTGGTATCTGCACGCATCGTTGGTGATCCCAATCAACTTCAAGTACTAGCTCAATATGAAGCTTATGCACGGTCATATGTACTGGAGTATGAGTGTAATCAAGGAGACTATTCTATGTTTGGACAACCTGATAGTGGAAACATCTATCGCCCATATCAACCTTACAAGGCATTAATTCGCTGATGACAAGTGTAACACAAACTGTCCCTACCTTCTTAGGTGGGGTATCAAAACAACCTGACATTAAGAAGAACCCTGGTCAGATGTCAGAGATTACTAATGGTATACCTGACCCTACAGCAGGACTAATGAAGCGTCCTGGATTCTCTTTCATTCAAAAGATTGGAGATTCACCAGAATATGAGAATGCTAAATGGTTCTATTCATTTAGAGATAAAGTAGAATCATACTTTGGATGTATAATTGGAGACACTATTAAGTTATGGGATGCTGCTACAGGTATAGCTGCTCATGTAGTAGAAGGTGCTGTAGATGGAACAGTAACTAATGTAGATACATTCACTTCAGCATATTTAACTGGTGTTAAAGCATCAGACTATGATGTATTAACAGTACAGGATGTTACATATATAACTAATAAACTAATGGTTGTAGAAGTACAACCTAAGACTAGTTGGGTTAAAAACACAGCAGGAACAATTAAACTACAAGCTGTTGAATATAGTGCTAGTTATATTATAACCATTGATGATATAGAATATATTTATAATACAAGGGATGGAGATAATGTTGAATATGATCCTGATCATCCTGATCAACATACTGATGTTTTAGATTCAGATGAAATACTAAATGCATTAAAGGAAGCAATTGATGCTGGTAGTAGTGGAGTAGAAGTTATTATCTTAAAGAACTCACTAGAACTATCTAAAGATACAGAATTCAATCTACAAGCTAGGGGTGGTATAACTAATGAAGCATTAGAATCCTATCAAGATACAGTAGAGAATGTAGCTAAACTATCTTCTGAATCAGTACATGATAGAACAGTAAAGATCATCAATACCGCATCAGAGAAGGATTCATATTACACACAATTCACTGCTGAAGATGGTGTACAAGGTTCAGGATACTGGGAAGAATCAAGAGGACAGGACGCATCACCAGGTCTTGAAGTAGATACTATGCCACATAACCTATTGTCACTAGGCATGGGTAGGTGGGTATGGAATGATGGAGAGAACAAGTATGACTTCGAGACTGATGAGAATGAAGATAATAGATATACCTTTATGTTTAAGGCTATTGAATACACAGAACGATTAGTTGGTGATGAAGAAACTAACACTGACCCATCATTCGTTGGTAATACAATACAACAAACATTCTTCTTTAGTAATAGATTAGGGTTTCTTACTGAAGATAATGTATCAATGTCTCAATCAGGAGAATATAAGAACTTCTATCACATATCTGCATTAGCACAAACTGATGCTGATCCAGTAGATATCAGTTGTTCTTCTATTAGACCTGCTTTACTTAGTGGTGTAGTTCCTGTAGCACAGGGTTTAATTCTATTCAGTAAGACACAGCAATTCCTGATGTATTCAGATGATGGTAATCTATCACCAACAACTGTAATTATATCCACATTATCAAACTATGAATATGACATAGATATTGAACCAGTAAATACTGGTACAAGGGTTAACTTTATTAGTAAAACAAAGCACGGTAAAACTACTTCTATTTCTAAAGTAGGTTTATTTGGACGTACAGCAGGTACTAAGGATGAAGGTTACGCCAGGATATTTGGAATGATGCCTCAAGGTGTAGGTGTAGAACCTACAGTTCTTGACATCTCAGCAGTAGTTGCTGACTGGATACCTAGTTCTGTTGATCAGATGATTGCTAGTCCACAGAACCAATTCATTGCAATAGGTGGTGTAAATAACAGGGAGATTTATTTCTTCCGTACACATAGTGACGGCCAGAAGGACGTTATGCAGGCCTGGTACAAGTGGATAGCTCCAGGTAATGTACAGGCCATGGTAGTACAGAATGACACCTTCAGCGTCATTATAGAGGCCGGTGGTGAGTATTCTATTATTCAATGTATTCTCAATGTAATCCAAGACGGTGAATTAACTGTTTTAGATGAGAATGTTATTTATGGTGCTCCTTGTATTGACATGTATGCATCACCTAAGGAAGTAACCTATGATGGTACTAATAGTTATTTAGAACTACCTTATGCTGATATAACTGAATTAACACCATCAGCGATCTTTTCAGTACCATTTGGAACTGATATAGATGATTATCCAGACATACCTTCTATTAGTATGTCTCCAACTAGAGATCCAAATCACCCTAATAAATTTGTTTTAGAAGGTATAGATCTTACTAGTTATGCTGACTCTATGATTGTTGGTTATAAGTATGCATTAGATGTAACATTACCTACTGTATATTTCCAACAACAATCAGAAGGCCCAAAGGATATAACTGCATCTCTAACAGTAGCTAGGATGAAGTTCATCGTAGGGTTATCAGAGAAGATAACATTTAAATTAAATGCTCAAGGTTCAGATGAATGGAATGATGTAAATCCAGTCATTATCGCACAGCCTTATGTAGCAAGTAAACTATCAGTAGATAGACAAGCATTAATTCAGTTACCAATACATCAACGCAATAATCACTTTAATGTAAGAGTTTATAGCGAATCACCGTTTCCAGTGTCATTAGTTTCTATGACTTGGGAAGGGAATTACTCACCAAGATTTTATAGGAGAACTTAGATATGGTATGGGGTGCTATAGCAAGCATAGCTAGTGCTGGCATTGGAATGATAGCTAGTTCTGGAAAGGATAAGGCTGCTAAGAAGCAGTCGGATTACCAGAACAAGATGGCTGAACGTCAGGTTGAATGGCAAATAAAGAATAACGAAGTTCAGCGTAACAATAATCTACGTAATGCTGCTTTTCAGGATCAAACTAATCTTCAGAATTGGAAGATGCAGATTGATATGCAGAACTTTGGTTTTGCTAATAAACTTGAAGCCAAAAGACATTCTGATGCAAAGTTAGGTGCACAACTTCAATATAATAGAGAAGCAACAGATGCTGCAATCAATGCCCAAAAGCATTGGCTTGAGGAACGAGAGTTAGACCATAGATTTAATCTAATGGATTTAGATCTAGAGTTAGGTAAAGGTGATAATGCGATGGATGCTGCATTTAATGAAATCATATTAAATGCTGCCATGAAGCGTGATGCTGCCTTCAGTCAAATGGATATGGTTCAAGCAGAACGTGGTCATAAGCTAGATGAAACTGCCTTTGCTTCTCAAGAGAATCAAGTAAATATGTTAATGAATGCAGGTAAAGCACAGAACAGTGGAACAGTAGGTAGATCGTCAAATAGAACTATAGATTCAATTACAGCTGCTGGTGGACGTGAGGAGGCAAAACTAACTCATCAAGCTGAGATTATCTTTAAATTAGCTGCTCTAAGTATGGATAAGTTAAATACTGATTTACTTTATGTTAATAGAGAAGCTGATGTCACACGTAAGAAAGTCGGTCAACAGTATATAGATTTAGCTAAAACAGTAAGCCTAGGACGTGTTAAGTCAAAGAATACACTCGCTAGTGCAACAAGACAACATTGGGTTAATATGCAAGGTATCGCATTAAGTAAGAAACAACATGACATGAATGCTTGGGCTGATAATTTGTTAATGCCGAGAAGGGGACCAACTCCACCAGCTCCATTTGCAACACCAATACCAGAAATTCTAGATCCAGAAGATCATGTTTGGTCACCTAGTCCTAGTAGTGGTGTAGGTATATTAAGTTCAATAGGAAGTGCTCTACCTGGAATTGTAGGTGGTTTCAGTAGCATAGGTTCAACACCAACAAAAACTAGTTGGGGTAGTGGCGACTTCAGTTCAAGCTTTGGGGGATTCAACTAATGCCTGAATTTCAAGGATTCGCTAAACAAGCAGATAGAATAAATCCACTGCAAGCCACAAGTAGAGAGAAGCAGATTATCGAACAAGGTAATCAGCAACTCCAAGCTATGGAGGTAGTGAAGCAGACTAAGTTGCGGAATGCAATGCAGTGGCTGAGTGATAGAAAAGCAGCTGACGACGTTGAAGAGAGTAATAAAACAACTAACTTTAACTTAAAAACTAATAGTCTTGAAATACACCAGAGAGCAGAAGAAGCTAAATCACAACAAGAAATACAAAACTTAGAGACTTTAGCTGAGTTCAGTACAACTGCTTTCACGCTTGTAGATACGCTAGATAAGAAGCGTAAGCAAGATGAATTTGATAAAGGATATATAGATGCAGCAATGGGTAAAGTTCCTATTGCAGAACAGGTAGGTCAGCTGGCCCTACAAGAGGACTCTAAGATTCAAGCAGAAGCTACTAATATAACTGCTGATGTTTTAAAGGCTCGTGGTTCATCAGAAGAAGTAGTAGAAGGTGCAAAGAGATTAGGTAGTAAATCCTATGAAATGGGAGCATTACTATATAGATCTGAGAAGGCTAGTAGAGGTTATGGTACTTGGGTACGTGAACAACTAGCTGTTGGTCAACAAGAAATCAAGACAGTTGATGGTGAAGGTAAACCTATCGTTATTAAAGCAGGTGACGCTAGTGGATCACGTCAGGTTGAAGATGCAGTTGCTCAACTAATACCTAGATATCTAGAAGCTAGAGGTTTATATGGATTGAATACAGCATTCCTATCACCAGCTCTATCAACTATGATGAGACAAGGTGAAGTAATAGCAACTGAAACAAGAGCAGCTGAAGTTAAAGATGCTAAGAAGACACGTAAATTGACTTCACTCAGGACATTTGGTGATGCACCAACACCTGAGAACTTCCATTTACAATGGAGTAGGTTAAAGGGTGATTTAGGTAAATTAGGAGCAACCGAAACTTTATTAGAAGAATTGATACTTGGTAACGATAGTAACTATAACTATAGAAATGATATGGATACTATCAATGCACTCCTTAATTCTCCATCTGCACGACTAGATCAACCAGGTAAGACATATGCTGATCTACACCAAAGAAAGATTGGTGAATTAATGCAGAAGAGGAGGCAAGGTGTTGCTAGTCAGGAGGCTAATCGTCAGACATTAAAAAGACAGGAAGGTCAGAGACGCTTTGAACAGTTTAGAGAGAACCTTGAGGAACAATTTAATCACGATACACTGAGTAATCGTGATGTTGAGTTAGCTCAAGAGGCATTAGTAAAAGAGGGTTACTCTGAATATGCATCTAAACTTGCTAACTTCCTTGAATATACTAATGAAGCTGAAACAACTGCTCAATTAGAAGATCAGTGGAAGCATAGAGCACTCATACCAGGTGCTTTAACTAAGCAAGAAGTTATGAGATCTAATGCATCTCCAGCATTAAAGAAGAAAGCATTAGGTTGGATTAAAGACGGTGAAGCAGCTAGGCCATATCAGAAGCAGGCAGCATCGATTATCAAAGATACCCTACGGCAGGTAGCTGGTCAGACAAATGCATTAGACAAGAGTGTAAACCCTAATATCCATAATGCTATACGTTGGGCAACTGAAAGGTATAACAGAGATTATGAGACTGAATTAGCTAAAAATAATGGTGACACACTTGCTGCACATAAATATGCTATTGGTGAATTCAATACATTAGCAGCACCGGCTGGGATTTATGATAAAAGTAATCCTAATGGAAAAAGTTCAGGCAAATTTGAATATAATTCGTCTGAAGGTTTTAGACATCATCAATCTGCAAAGCAAACTCCATCTACTAAGGTTGCATTCGATGATATCGTTGAAACCACTACTAAAGCTAATGTATTAACAGAGAAGAAGATTCCTGTTAATGTACTGAATGACTATGTAAAGGATACGGAAGCAGGTAATGCACCAGGTATGCCTTACATCGTTCAAGCATTACATAAGGTAACAGATGTAGATATGTTTAAAATCTTAAAAAGTCAATTAGATTTAAATGGTATTGATTCTAGTTTCCTTGATGTTCCTTTACAAGTGGAAGAACAGTTGGATGAAAGTCTGGATTACTTAATTAATAATAAACCAACACAAGCTAATTATGATTTAGCTGCTCATGTTATTACTAGTGGACAGACAGCTTATAGACAACCAGGTAATATGAATGATGATTTAGCTATTACTGTAGCTCATCTACAAGAGAATGGTAATCAAGGTAATACTGGAGCTAGTTATGGAGATCACTTCCATCTACATTCCAAAGGTACTACACCTGAAGCATTCGCTCATACTAGAACAACTGCAGCAGAAGCTATGTTAAAGATGTGGGCTAGAGGTTCCACAGTACGTTTAAGTAATTTAGGAAAGGACTATCCACCAGGAAGTCTAGATCACACAGAAATGATGGAAGCATTAACAAAAGAACAGAGACTACATAGTGCAAGGAGAATCAATGGAAAGTTGGGTACTCAAGGTGCTATAGATATGGTTGAAGTACATCCTACACATGGGACAAATATAGACTTCCCATTACCACTATCTGAGCCTACATGGCACAAAGGATATGGATGGAACGCTGTCGTACAACCGGGAGCTAATTAATTATGGCATATGAATGGTTAAAAGCTGAACTAGAAGCTAACAAGAAGAAGAAAGAAGCTGAAGCTGAAGAAGCTGCAAAAGCAGCAGCAGCAGAACAATACGAAGAAGATACAGTTGTTGTTGACCAGAAGAAGAAAGCAGACGAACGTCAGCAGCTAGAGGTTAAGGAGAATAAGGATCAACCCTTAATGAATGCTGGTGATGGTCTACAAACTCAAACTCAAGAACAGAAGGATGACTGGGATAATAAGAGTTGGCTAGAGAAGAGAGTTATTGAAACCATAGATAGAGCTAACATGCCCTTGCGTGTTGCAGCTATGGGCGTTGCAGATACTACTATTGATACTATAGACACCCTAGCTAATAATGATACTGTTCGTAGGGCTGTCTCACCTTGGGACTTCAATATAGGTACTGATAAGGATCAGATAGGTCCTGCTGCTAGTGCACTAAAGAAGTGGTGGGGTGACCAAAATAACCTTAAACCAAAAACACATGGTGAGAAGATAGTTAGGGATGTATCCGCAATATTAATCCCTACTGTTGCAGGAACTGGTCTACTATCAGGTGCTGCTAGAACACTACCAATAGCTGGTAAGTTAAACGCAACACAGAACATCATTGCTCATGGTGCCTTAGGAATGGGTGTGGATGCGGGTATTACTTCTGTAAGTAAGCAATCAACAAGTGAACATAATGCTGCCAAGGCAGTTAATGACTTTCTTGGTACAAGCATACCTTGGGCAACTAAGGATACTGATAGTCCAGACATGCTCTGGAAGAAGCATATGATGGATTCTTTGATGATTGGTGGTGCTGCAGAAGTATTTGGTGCAGCAGCTATATTTCTAAGTAGAGGGGGTAAGAACGCAGCTAGATACTTCCCTCGTGGTATGGATGGTGTTGAAGCATTAGATGAGACAGCCGCAGCAAGGGGTCAACTCGATCAGTTAGATGCTGACATGATTAACAACAATCAAGCATATGAATATGATGTGAGTCGTATCGGTAAGACAGAAGCACCTTCTGGTGGTCTTATTGATAGAGATGCACGGATCAAACGTGTTCTAGCAGAGAGTGAAGATATAAATAAACCTGAATTTGCTCAGATGAGAGAACGTCTATTAGCTGAATCAGGTGATTATGAATTACAAAGGGTAAAGAGAACTGAGGATTACAATACAGTAAATGAATCATTACTAAGTGAAAGGGCTGCATTAGAAGCTCAGATAGCTGATCCAGTATTAAGTCATCAAGCTGCTGTTAAAGCTGCTAAGACTGATGAAGGTGTGAGACGTTTACAAAGGGATCCTACTGGTATTGAAGGTGCAGATCCTTATATCAATAAGTTAGATCCTGAGACAGCACCTGTATTAAATGCTCAACCTAATCCAGCTAAAGCTGCAATCTCTCATTATCGTATTCAAAACAATGTAGGTACTATTGGTGGTCAAGCACAAAGTGTAGCTACTGAATACTGGCAGAAAGCATTCATGGAGATAGAAGATGGCACTGAAAGAGCTGCTTATCTACAAAGATTATTCATGGATATCTCTCCTAAGATTGATACTGTAATCAAGAAGGGGGAAGAATTAATTGAAATCCCTGCTGAAGAAGTTCAAAAGTCAGTTGATAGATTGGTTGATGTTGTATTTCAAGATGACCTTTCCTTTGAGGACTTCCAAATAGGTCTTGGTTCACTACTACGTGCATCAGAAGAAGGTGAGAAGTTCTTAGATAAGGAGAGTTTTGCTGTAGTTTCAATGGCAGTTAAAGATGCTATGGAACAGGTGTTTACTCCTAACGGTCAACGTGCTTCTGCAATGATTACACAGCAAGCTGCAGATAACGTCAAGGCACTCTCTGAAGGCGTTGCAGTATCAGGTGAGGCATTTGATACCACAGCACACCAACAACTGATCTTTGAGAAGCTTCAGGCTATGTCTCAGGAGGTTCGTGCAACACAATTCATACGTGGTAACTTACTACAATCCTTGAAGATAGCAGAATCAGGTAATCCTGTAGAAGTAGCTAAAGCATTAGCTAAATCAAAACAGGAGTTTGCTAAACAATTAAAACTACATAGAAAGAATGGAGCAGCCTTTGTAGATGCTATGAAGGCAATCGTAAAGAATGACCCTGAATGGGCTAAACCTATGATTGCTGTTTATAATGCAACTGGTGGTCAAGTTGATACTCTTCATAAGATGAAGATATGGACTGAGAACAGCCTTGGATTTTTTAAGAAATCAATCATTGATATGGGTGATCCTGAGATACCTAGTATATTAGTAGAACAACTATGGGGTGTTAAATATAACTCTATTCTATCTGGTCTAGCTACTGTTAGAGCAGCTGGTGGTAACGGTTTGATTATGGCAGCTAAGCCTTCATCAGCCTTTGCTGGTTCTTTACTACGTGGTGATAGAGCAGACTTCACTAGGTCTTTATATACCTACGGTGGGGTTGCTGAAAACTTCCAACGTGGTCTAGAAGAGATGGGTAATAAGTGGAGGTTCGCTAATGAGAACCCACTTAGAGCAGCAGACCAAGGTAGGAGTGATCTTAACTGGCTTAAATCTAAAGATAAATGGGCTGCACTCCAATCAACTAGAGACGGACTTAGAGCTGAATTTGAAGCAGGTAACATATGGTCAGGTGGACAATTGGCATACCTAAATATAACATCACTGTTACGTGGTTTAAATACTAAACCATTTGTCCGCTACGGGATAAATGCTCTTACTGCGGTTGATGGTTTCTCTAGTGCTGTTATTGCTAGTGGTATGAAGAGAGCACAAGCATATGATAATTTACTTAAATCTACACCAGGTGGAGTAATAGATCCTAAAGCTTTTGATGATCTACAGAAGAAATTATATGCTGATGCATTCCATACTGAAGGTCCATTAAAAGGACTACTGAAAGATTCTCATGCTAAATGGGCAGGTAAAGAAGTAGCTCTTAACTTAGATAATGATACAGCTAAGGCACTTGAAGGTTTTATGCGAAGAGTTCCTGCTGCTAGAGCATTGTTTATGTTCCCTAAAACAGGTCTTAATGGCTTGAATATGGCATTTACATTTACTCCTGGTAGTTCTCTTATACCTGGTCTTACTAGAGCAAGAGAAGTTTTCACTGCTGTTACTGATGATGAAATTATATCAGCATTAGCTAAGCATGGTTATGATGAAGAGTTCTTAAAGAATAGTGGTGAAATGCATACTATCATTGATGCTTTGAAGTCTGAATATACAGGGCGTCAAATGATGGGTGGTACTGTAATGATGGCTACTGGTCTATGGGCTTTAAACGGTAACCTAACTGGTAGTGGTCCTAAAGATCATGGACAACGTAAACGTCTAGAAGCAGCAGGATGGAAACCACATTCTATTAACTTAGGTCCTCTTGGATGGAGAAGTTATAAAGGATTTGAACCATTTGAGATGATCATGGGTTTAACTGCTGATATTGTTAATGAATCTCAAAGAGTAGATATTGATGTAGCAGAAGATTGGTGGCGTATGGCTGCCTGGTCTATAGGTGCTAATGTATCTTCCAAGACATTTATGTCTGGTTTAGAACCACTAGTGTCTATGTTAAGTGGTGATGAAGGTGCTGCTAAGCGTTTCATTGCTATGCAGATAGATGGTCTATCACCATATTCTGGTGCTAGAAGTATTCTAAATAATGCTATATCACCAGGTCTTAAGGATGTAGAAAATGAGATCCATGGTTATGTAGCTAATCGTTGGAAATTCCTTGGTCCTATTGGTGGGGAATTAGTTGATGAAACTGATCTCTACACTGGTCAACCAATTGGTATTATTGATAATCCAATTAATGCTGCTGTTAATGCAATGCTACCGTTCTTTAAACAGAATGGTGATGGAGCAGAGTGGCGTCAATGGTTAATTAAAACTAAATGGGATGGTCTAAGTGAACATCGTAGGAACCGTGTAACAGGTGATCAATTAACACCTTATGCTAAACAATGGATAGCTAAGAACATTGCTAAACGTGGAACATTACTAAGTGAAATACAAAAGATGAGTAATAAAGAGTATGGTCCACTTTGGTTGAAACAATTAGAAGACCTTAAGATTCGCATGGATGCTGCTGGTGCTGATGAAGCAACTAGGCAGTCTGCATTAAGACAACTACCATTATATAAGAGGTTAGATGAAATCCACGATAGGGAATTTGACATTGCTTATAGCGAATGGCATCGTGCACATCTCTCTAGTGATGGTATTAAAGGATTGAAGAGAGCTGCAGAGCGTGCATATTCAGAGAACGAGTTTGGAGTAGCTGAAGAATATAATAAACTACTTAAAGAACAACGTGAGAAATTAGAAATGGAAGAACTACTTAACTACAACAGTGCTAGATAAACTATGTCAGAACAATTACAACTAAGAGGCGGAACTAACGCCGATCATACTACGTTTACTGGCGCTGCTCGTGAAGTTACAGTAGACACAACATTCAATCAATTACGAGTACATGACGGTGTAACACTAGGTGGTCATGTAGTAGGTGGTGCCTTAGGTATGACCTTTATGGGGGAGATAGCAGGAGGAGCATGGATTGCTCCTAGCTCTCCCTCTAATGGTGATGCATGGTTAGCTACAGGAACTATTACTGGTTTTCCTGGTGGAAGTACACCAGTAGATGGTGATTTAATTGTCTACAGTTCTAAGGATGGATGGTTAAACATTGGATCAGGTATTCAAGGACCACCGGGTGTAGAAGGTCCTGTAGGTCCAGAAGGTCCAATTGGTCCTGAAGGTCCTAAGGGTGAACAAGGTACTGGAATTACACTGGCAGGACATGTACCAACAGTAGGAGATTTACCTACTTATGCACCCGCAGGAACAGTTTATTTTTGTGATGAAGATAATAGTGCATATGTCTCTGACGGTGATACACCATCTAACTGGGCTAATTTGGGACCAATTCAAGGTACTACACAAGACCTTCAATCAGTGCTGGAGAATGGTGATACCACAGAAGGTGTGCAAATGCGCCTTAATTCATACAGTAATGGAACTGGTAATCCAGCTATCACTGTATCTGCCCTTGGTGCCGAGGGTGTAGCAAGTCTGCAGGGTGGTTATTTAAGTATAACTAAGCCTGTTGGACAACTATTTGAAGTTGGTAAAACTGGTGCCAATGGTACCAATGATTGGACTTTTCAGATTGATGCTGTTGAATCTACCTTCTCTAAACAACTAAATGTTAATGCTCCACTTATTGTCAATCGTTATATTGAATTAAGTCAAGGAACAGGTAGCGCAGGTGGGACGGAGATTAATATAAATGCAGAAGATGGTGAGGTAACTCTTTATGATACATCTCCTATTGGTGGAACACCTAAGACTGTGCTTTGGAGGCTTGAGAAGAATGGTGGAGCAGAATTTAAGAGTCAGGTCACCTGTAATGGTTTGTCTTGTACAGGTGGTGGTTCAATTGAGTGTGATGAGCATTTAATTATTGAAGAGAGTGCAACGATTGGTAGTACATTAACTGCTGCTACTTATAACCTTGAATCTCTGCCTACACTGCCATGACTACAGTAAATGATACCGACACTCTCCTAGTTAATAGGGGAGGGTCTTCCTATAATGTTCAAATAAAAGACATGTCAACACTACAAGATACAGATTTACTATTAATCAATAGAGAGGGAGAGTCATATAAAGTAGAAGCACAATACATCAGTACGGGACCTACTGAATCACCACCAGTTATCGGTAATGTTTCTCTTGTAGAGAATGATCCCGGTGGTGATAGATTCACCTCACAGAATTTTACTGCAACAAGTTCAATTGTAAATGGTGTGCCTACTTCACTAAAGACTATTGATGCTTATGTAGAAGGTACTATTATTGCAGCACCAGAAACTGATTCAATCACTAATGTAGTTAGTTCAACTGTTGGTGGTTGGAACTCAGCAGATGTAGCAGAAAATAACAACTTTACTAGTTCTTGTTATGGAGGTGGGAAGTTTGTCGCTATTTCTTATGATGGAAGCAAACGGGTAATGACCTCTCCTGACGGTATCAACTGGACTGGACATGCAGTACCAGAGGATAACCCTTGGATGGGTGTAACTTATGGAAATGGTAAATTTGTCGCTGTAGCCAGAGACGGAAGTAAACCAGTTATGTGGTCAGTTGATGGTGTTAATTGGTCTGCTGTTAGTGCCCCTGGTCCCGGCAGTTGGTATGATGTTTGCTACGGAGACGGGAAGTATGTTGCTGTTTCTAATGAAAGAACGGATAATTCTGTAATGTATTCCACCAATGGCATTAATTGGTCTGCTACTAATGCAGCACAAAACAACATGTGGAGGGGTGTAACTTATGGAAACGGTAAATTTGTTGCAGTAGGCCGTAGTGGTACCAGTAAAGTAATGTATTCCGCAGATGCAATCACTTGGTATCCTGCTTCTGCTGTCAATGATAATTCTTGGGGCAGTATTGCGTATGGCGATGGTGTCTTCGCTGCTGTTGCAAATGGTGGAGATGGAGCACAGGTAATGGTTTCAACAGATGGTATTAATTGGACTGATGGCTATCTCAATGAAAGTAGAGGATGGACGGATATTACCTACGGAAACGGTACGTTTGTAGCTGTATCTGATAACGGTGAGGCAATCTATTCATACGGTGGTTCTCCCTTCGCTGCTAGTACACCTATACAACAGAATTCTTGGTTCGCAGTTGCTTATGGAGATGGTAAGTTCTCCGCTATTGCAAACGAAGGAACTAACAGAGTTATGTGGAGCAATACTGGCACAGATTCTGGTCCTTCAAGGGTATTGACATTAGATGGTAATAAAGATCTAGAAGACTTTAACCTTGGAGACTCAGTTACATCTAACCCTGCCGGTGCTACCGGTGTGTTGTCTGTATTGGATGATAGTAATCCATACACAATGACCCTATCTAATACTACTGGTACTTGGGCTAATAGCACTACTGTAGTTGGTCCTGCCAAACCAACTGATAATACTAGGAAATACCTTCAATTTGATGCGTCTGGAGCAGTATCTAGTATATTAAGTTCAGCACAAGATCCGCCATATACAACAACAGATACTAACCCAGGTCTTACATTAACCTTCCCTGCTACATTCCCTTCAGGAGAAGCACCTGATACTGAATTAGGAGAAGGTACTACGCTTACTGTATCTTATACAGCACAGAATAGTTCTGCTACTGTAGGTCCAACTACAGCAACGGTTCAACCTGGTTCTACTAACCTTAGGTCTCTAACTCAAGCTGAATACACTGAACAAGCACTTAAGTTTGGTACTTATGAGAACCGTAGGGACGTTAAAGTTGGACAAGATGCACAAGCAAAGAGACATAAACTAGCTAGTGATTTACAACTAGAAGGTTATTCACCAGAAGAAATCTTAAAACTACTTATAAACAATGACAAAGAAGGCACATGAAGATAGATTCAATCATTTACATAACATTTTAACAGAAGAACTTATCTCCCGTGTGGAATCGGGAGAAGCTTCTGCTCAAGAAATGAAAGCAGCTATTGATTGGTTATCAAAGAATGACATTAGTGGTGTTGCTATGGAAGGTAATCCATTAGATAAATTGGCAAACATTATGCCAAAGATTGATCCAGAACTAGTACAAAGGAGATTGTATGGCAAAAGGGAAGAGTCGCACCGCTAAGTTTTATCAGACACATCCTGAATCTAGAAAGAAACATTCAGATGATAATAACAGTGGATCGGGTGGTAAATACGCCCATACAAAAGAATATAAAAGGAAGCATGCTAATGCTAGAAATAGAATGAAGATTAATCCTGATGAGGATGTTGTCTTTAATAAAGATGGGTCTGCTGGGAAGATGTCTCGTAAGAAGAATAGGGCATTAGGAGGTGCTAAGAGGAGGTAATGCCGTTTCCCTTTTTAATACCCTTTGCTCAGCAGCAAATACTTAAAAGATTATTCCCTAATCCAAAGATGAATTCACCAGCAATGACTGGTTATAGTCAAGTAAAAGAAAAGTTAGGTCAAGCTACTACTAGTTTATATAACTCATTACCTGATGATTCTTTTGGTAAACAAATTACTGAAGGAGTTGTTAGTAAGGTAGGTGAAGTATATGCTGAAGCTGATGAAGCTTTTGAAAGAGGTGAAATATCTCCTGCTGGTATTACAGGTGGAGCTATTAACCTACTTGAGACTGTAGAAAAAGGTGCTAGGTGGGGAGCTGAAAACGTAACAGCACCACTTCTAAATATAGATCCAGAATTTGCTGCTGATGTTTCATCATTAGGTGTTGGTCTATTACTAGATAAAGGATTAGGTAAATTAAAACTAGGACAACAATTAAATAAAGCTGGTGTCTTAGATGATGCCTATAAGTTAAATGTTCCTCTAAAGACTAACTGGAAAGATACTCCTTTACCTCCAACAACTCCAACAGGTTTAACTCCTGCTTATGCCGGTAGTATTCCTGATCCAAAACTACACTCTACTACGCCTGACCTGTCCACTAAAGGAGGGAACGTTAGTCAGATTACTATTAAACATGCTGACAACTTAGTACCTGGTGCTAAAGAAGGTTTCTCTAATAATCCTGAGTTTGCTTCGTGGAAAGATTGGTATGTAAAACGTAAAGAACACCTACTTACTGAATTACAAAAACGTAAGCAAGCAGCCGGTGGTGTTGCTAGTTCTCAACCAGGTCCAGGTAAGAAATATAAGGACTATAGAGATGTCGTAAGAAATGATCTATCTACTGGTCCTACAAGACTTGAAGATAATCCTAATGCTTACGGTAAGAAGCGTATGAAGGATGAAAAAGAAACAGTCCAGCAAGATACTGGTCAAACTAAACTACAAGAACATCACCTATTTTCTAAAGGTGAGTCTAATGAATTTGTTAGACGTATGGAAGAAGTGGGTGATATGGATGACCTAGTTAATATGTTCCTATTTGCTGAACAGATGGATGCTGTAATGGGTGGTCGTTTTATGAATATGTTTATTACTGATAAAACACCACACCTCAAAGGTCATTCACGACGTATTAAAAGTAAGAAAGGAGCATTAGGTCTACCAAATGAACCAGGGCCACCTGCATTAAGACAAGCCCTACTAACTGCTAATAATGCAGATGATCTAATGGGTTATCTTAGGGAATATATTGAAGATAATGTACAACTATCTAAGAAGGACTTCCAAAAGATGCAAGACATCTGGACAGCTATGTTAAAGGCTAATGATATGGACTATTCAAAGACTAAACCACTGTTTAATGAACTTGTGGATGAAGGTAAATACTTTAATACCTCTCAGTGATGGTTATACGCCTCTCTAGGGCCTTCTTCTATCCACTTGGGCATGAATCCCTTAGTGGACATAAAGAACCCCCTTGCGGGGGCTTGTGTGGTTATTCAGGAAGTTTGTTTTCTTCCTTCATCTTCTCGGTGATCTTGAGGACCTTGGTGGTGTGTTCCTCAAGTGCTCTCATCATCCTTGCGTCTGATTGAGCTAACTCACGAAGAGTGGCTTGGAGCTGGTCAGCAATAACGCCCATAACGGGTGACTGCGTGGAACTCCCGCACCCTATCCATGAGTGGATAGGTACATACACCAACCGCAACAATGCGTAACACTATGAAAATAACAAAAAACATGAAGAGGATTTGGCAGATCCTTACTTCACCAATTATTGAACAAATGTCTGGTGGATTGATTACTCGATTCACTAGAGAACAAGCTGCTGGAATGATGGCTAACTGGATGGCTGAATCTGGTCCTAATTTCTCTAATCTAGATGTTGTAGAAAAAGGTAATAACCAAGCTGGTAGAGGTCTATCTCAATATACAGGAGTTAGACGTACAGCATATGATTCATTTAGAAAACAAGCTTTAGCTGCTGGTAAAAACTTAAATGATGCTACTACACAAATTCAGTACTTTGTCGATGAATATCTTGGTAAATACGACAAACTTGCTGGTGGTTCCTTATCAGGTTGGTCTAAAGCATTTGAAAATAGACCTCAAGATAAGTCTGCTGCTGAATATACAGAGTATTTCATGGATTCTTACTTTAGACCGGGTACTCCTCACTTTGATAAGCGTGTTATGTATTCAGGTGAACTCATGCTCATGGCTAATGAATTAGGTAGTACTGATTCAACTCCTAGTCATTATCCAGGGACTCCTATGAGTCACCCTAATCCTACTGCAGCTCAACGTAAAAGAGCTTCTAAACATAATAATGATCAGATCTCTGATGACAATATTGCTAAGAATAGTGCACGTATTAAAACTAATGGGATGACTATTGCATCTCAATCTAAATTCCCAGGAAACCGGAGAGGAGCCGGAACTCGATAACTATGGCTAAGAAAATCGCAGACAGTAGAAGCGGTTCATACCGTAATCCTTCAAATAAAAAGAACCCCTTTATTCCAGGTAATGTTCCTACTAGACCTGTACCAATCCCTCAGGCATCAACTAAAAAAGTAAAAATAGACAAAAATGGTGAGGTAACAGTTTAGAAGAAATGAATGATGTTATAACCGCCCTGAAGGAGGACTTTAAACTCTTCCTTCAAGCATTATGGGAACAGTTAGAACTTCCTTCCCCTACTCGTGCTCAATACGCTATAGCTGACTATTTACAACATGGTCCTAAGCGTCTACAAATACAAGCGTTCAGAGGCGTTGGTAAATCCTGGATTACAGGTGCTTTCGTCCTTTGGACTCTCTTTAACGATAACAATAAAAAGATCATGATTATCAGTGCCTCTAAAGAGAGGGCTGACAACATGTCGATATTCCTTCAAAAACTAATCATTGAAACTCCTTGGCTAAATCATCTACAACCAGACAAAGACGACTCTCGCTGGAGTCGGATCAGCTTCGACGTAAATTGTGCACCACACCAGGCTCCATCAGTCAAATCAGTTGGTATAACTGGCCAATTAACAGGCAGTCGTGCAGATTTAATGATCCTCGACGATATCGAAGTACCTGGAAACAGTATGACCGAATTAATGAGGGAGAAACTTCTACAACTAGCAACGGAAGCGGAATCGATCCTGACTCCCAAGGAAGACTCTCGGATTATGTACCTGGGGACTCCTCAGACAACATTCACTATCTACAAGAAATTAGCCGAACGAAATTATCGTCCCTTTGTTTGGACTTCTCGTTACCCCCGTAAAAATAAGATCTCCCAATATGAAGGTCTCCTAGCTCCTCAACTTGTCTCTGATATAGACAATGGTGCTACGGAATGGGATGTGACAGATCCTGATCGCTTCGATAATACAGATCTACTCGAACGTGAAGCAGCTATGGGTAGATCTAATTACATGCTGCAATTTCAACTTGATACTTCCCTTAGTGATGCTGAAAAATTCCCTCTCAAATTATCTGATCTGGTTATTACCAGTGTTAACCCTTCAATGGGTCCCGATGCCGTCGTCTGGTGCTCAGACCCTCAAAACCTTATCAAAGATTTACCCTCAGTCGGTCTCCCAGGAGATTATTTTTACTCTCCAATGTGCCTCCAAGGGGAATGGACCCCATACTCCGAAACAATATGCTCAGTTGATCCGTCGGGTCGAGGAACAGACGAAACAGCCGCATGCTACCTATCTCAAAAGAACGGCTACCTTTACTTGCATGAAATGCGTGCATACAGGGAAGGATACGTGGACGCTACTCTGTTAGACATACTGAGAGGATGCAAAAAGTTTGGAGTTACTAAAATTATCATCGAATCAAACTTTGGTGATGGCATAGTTGCTGAATTATTTAAAAAACATCTCATCCAAACTCAACAGGCTATAGATATTGAAGAAACACGTGCTAACGTTCGTAAAGAAGATAGAATCATTGATTCTCTTGAGCCTGTTCTTAATCAACATCGCCTTATTGTTGATCGTAGTGTTATTGAATGGGATTATAACTCCAATAAAGATGCGGCTCCTGAAACAAGACTCCTCTATATGCTCTTCTATCAATGGTCAAGGATGTGTAGAGAAAAAGGTGCAGTCAAACACGACGACAGATTAGACTGCCTAGCACAGGCTGTTCAGTACTACACTGAAGCTCTTTCTATCTCAGCATACGACGCTGTTAAACAACAAAGACAAGAAGATTGGTTAGACTTACAAGAAGCTTTCGTAGATAATCCTCAACAAGCTACTGATCATCTTGCTTTTGGGATGTCTCTAACTCAAAGACAACATGCTAGAGGTATCTCTGGTGGAAAGTCAGCTCCCACCTGGGTGTGACTGGGTTTAGGCAGATCCCTCACTATTACAGCCGGAAGGAAAGGGTGGATCCTTTCGGCGAATATGGGAAGACCGTCTTACGCCTTCGGCGAAGACAATCTTCCCCTTACTTATGTCTCGGTGAGCGAAGCGAACAGACATCTGACAAGTACTGCCAAAAGACAAAAATTAGAAGTAAGAAGGAAACGCAGTAAATCCTTGAATCTGAATGTCCATTGAAGGGACATCTGGATTCTATATTTAGACTGTATGGACTTCTACTAATAACAGTAGAACTACTGCTTTAAAAAATAAAATAAATGTCTGAAGGGACATATACGGTAGAGGCGAGCCCAGATTCCCCCGTAGGGGGTGCCCCAACCGTCAGTTAGATGTTCAATCTAACCGTACTAACTAGGAATTACCTATTAATAGAGTAATAGTGTGACAATAAATAAACTGTCACCCTCCTCAATCTCTCCCAATCTGTGCGCCTTCTCTAAACATTCTCATCTCAGTCTCATAGTGAGACAGTAACAACTAACAAGTGTAATCACAGCCAACAACTATGACACAACAATCAACACATCATAAGACAAACAACGATAACAAATGGAAGGATAAAGGTAAGAAGAAACCAAGGATGATTGAACAAGCAAGGAGAAGAACAAAGCAACTAATAAAGAAACTAAGTAACACTAACATAGTTTATATCCAATGAACAACAATGAACTTGACGAGAGATACATGATGATAAGGTTTACAATTAAAACATTAATACCAATCATAGAGTTAATGGGAGGGAGAGTAATTCAAACAACAGTGACTAACAATCTAGGAGACAAGAGTGAGAAGATAGTAATCAGTTACCCAACAAGTGAAGATGAATAACTATACAATTTACATCGAAGTATTAGTGATGGTGTTGTCATCTATTTGGTTAGTACTATTAATGGAAGGTAACAACAATGCCTAGCATAATCATACCATTAACATTAGCAGCACTTATACTAATGTACTGGTTAATCTACATTCTACCAGAGTACTTATAATGCTGTCATTTATAACTAAATAACATGAGTAGCACACAACTAATGGGAACAAGTGGTGATGAGTTATATCATACTAAACCATCAAGTAATGTAGAGTTCAAGGCACATAAGTTGAATATATACACTGATGAAGAGTTAAATGAGTTAAGGGAGTTTATCCTTGATGTTCACAGTCAATGCTGTCCCTTCTAAGTGTCATTATTTCAGTTTGTAACGAAACCCACGGAACCCTTGCACTAGGGGAGAGGTTGTGGTATTCTATAAGGGTGAGAGGGAGCGATCCCTTGATCCCTCAGCTAGCTGGATGCGAGAGCTAGCTTGGTTGCTACCACCTCATGAACGTTGCCAATAGCCAACGCGAGAGGTTACCACCCTTCTAGGATTGCTACAGTTTGTAACGATCCTCACCCAACCTCTCCACTACGGGAGGAATGGTGTTATGATTAAAGGGTACAACAGAAGAGCACCGGTAGCGATTGAACCGGCGAGGTAGGTAGAACGGTTCCACGAACCACACCTCGAGAACCAACCAGCGGGAATCCATAGCGTTGGATATGAAGAACACAGATGATTTACCGATTCAATTCGACTTGATGAGTAACTGAAATCAACTAGCATTGCCCTGTTGGCGTTAGACAACACCATTGGAAAGTAATGCGAAACACCTAAGGAAGGGTTGAAACTAGGGTTGCCAGTAAGAGAGGATTGATGGGCGAGGTGAACATCACAAGAGGTGGAATTCAAGTAAACATGTAACACGGATGGATGAGGATTCGAACGCCTCATTCATTCATTACCACTCACTGAGAGTGGTTTTATTATCACACGAACCCAGTATGACAAAAAGAGTTAAACTCAGCAATGTTACCTTTGTTAGAGGTGAGAAACCTACAAAGACAATGACAAAGCAGTTAACTTGGTGCAACACACCTAGAGCAATTCAAAACCCTAAAGGTAAGAAGTGCGGAGGTGTTAAAGGTTTGTGATACTTATCCACTACGGGATCGTCACGGGATCGTCAGATGCCGATCAGATGCCGATTAAAGGATAGTTCACAGTCAAAAGGGTGCTAGGAGTATTAGTAATAGGGTTCGATTCCCTATCCACTCATTACTTCCCACTGAGGGAAGTGTTTAATTACAATGTCAATCATTGAAGACATCTTTACTTACGAAGGTGTTGATTACGTTGATGCCAATCACAGCGGCACGTTATTAGTAACTGAACAAGCAGTTATTGATTACAACCTATCAGAATTCATAGATGAAGAACTTGATTCAATCTATGAAGATCTTCTTGATAATGGTTATAAGCACGTGATTGTCGTCGACAACGTAACAACAAACGATGACAAGTTCTCTGATGAGTTTCACTCTAACGAAGAACTTGAGTTCGAAGTAACCATGTCATACAACGGATTACCAGTAAATCTTCTTACTAAAGAGGGTGTAACTGTTGATTCATGGATGAATGGCTAGGTTACAAAGGGTGAATGGTTCTTGTAAGGTTCGATTCCTTACTCACCCATTAGGTAACAATTCCGTTACCTATTTATTACACTAGTTTATTATGTTTGCTACATCAATCGAATCCAATTGCGTCAACAACATCTTCGTTAATCCTTTGACACGAAGTGCAACTGTTGAATTCAAGAATGGATCAATTTATAACTACGAGGGTATTTCATTCCGTGGTTTAGTTGAGTATTTCTTGATGAGTGATGCAGGTTCATATGGTGAGTGGGTTACTCAATTCCTCACCTACAATGAGAATGTAGGGTGTGAGTTTGTCGGATTTAATGATTACAAACTCAACTGATTTGCAGGATCTATCCACTAAAGGAGAGATTCACAGTCAATTGTCATCACGAACCCAGTTAATTGCTGGGTTCATTTACTGATCACGCTGGTGCTTTAGGCATGACCTACTAATGCTGAGGTTCGATTCCTTAGGTGATCTTAGTGTTTCATCAACACTTTAAACAAGCGATGTGCTTACCACTAAGTACAAAGTGTGGTTGGTTTATGCACTAATCAACTTGAACCATCAATCAAGTAGATGAGATGTACCTCCTCAATACTATCTCTTAAAAGTATAGAGGTTTTGGTTCATTAGTGAAGTGGTTATCACACAAGCTTGTCACGCTTGAAGCATGAGTTCAATTCTCATATGAACCGTTAGTTAACAATCCCGTTAACTATTTGTAGAGGTAACTCAGTGCGTAAGATTGAGTCAGAAATGAATCGCGCCGTTAGATCAAGAACCAAGTGGAGTTCCGGCAACACTGAAGTTTTTATCAACGATAATAACTGCGCGAATGTTTATCTACACGGCAATCTAATTGCCTGGGTAAGTGAGCATGGTGTTCGACTCTTTGATGGTGGTTGGCGTACAACTACCACTAAATCAAGGTTGAATGCTTTACTCGATGAGTTCGCTTATGGAACTCACGTATACCAAAGAGATTTTACTTGGTATATCGAGGATCGTAATTTCAAACGTGAGTTTGAAGGTGGGGAATTAATTTCCCTTGGGTAAATGGTTCTTGAGAGGTTCGATTCCTCTCCTACCTATTGCTACCCAATGAGGGTAGTTTGAGGTTACAATGTCTGACACCAAATACAATGGCTGGGCTAACTACGAAACGTGGTTACTTAACCTTTGGTTCGACAACTTCACTGACATTTTCAAGGAGATGACAGATGAGGGAGACTTTGATGCAATGGATAAGGATGATATCCTCATCTTTATCAGGGATTACATCAAAGAATATGTCTATGAATGCGTCTATGAGACACAATCTCATGGTGGATTTGTAGATGACATGATCAATGCTTCTTTAGGAAGTGTTGACTTCAGAGAGATAGCTGAGCATTACATCGATGACATTCTTGATGATCTTAAGGAGAAACAAGAAGTCAAAGAGTTATCTCTCGTTTGAATGATCTGGTGATTAATGGAAGGTTCGATTCCTTTCCTTTCTTTTGGCACGCACTGAGCGTGTCTTTCACAGTCAAATGACAACCCTTACTCTCAATAAAATGACCAAAGCTCAACTTATTGAAGAACTCAAGGAGTTAAAGGATCAATCAGCATCTGACTTTATTTCGTGGCCAGATCAAGTAGCGAACCTTAAAGCTCGTTGGAATGTGCACACTAAAGAGTGGGCAATCCTAACTCATCAACTCTATGAACTCGGCAAAGAGTTTCGTACACAAGTTGACAAGATTAGGAACATCTGATCTTCTCTCTAAGCGACATGTCCACTAAAGGATGTGTCATTTACTGGGAGGTTCTTCCCTCTCGGTCGATCAAACCGACATGAAACCCTTTGTGTCCTTTATATCACGAACCCAGACAATGATGGATTACATGAAGATGTGGGAATGCAGTGCTCTAAGTGAGCATGGACATGAGCATTTCCATGTTTATGCAGTTGACTCAGATGAAGCAACTGATGAAGCTACAGACTATGCGAATGAACAAGGATTCATCCTTAATGATGTAGTACTTGGAACAACTTATAGGAATGTATATGACAAGTAAGAAGCCGTATTTACCTAACAACTGGAAAGAACTAAAGGAAGCACCATCCGAGTGTTTCCCTACACTTTCATTCCAAGACTTTATGGATTGGAAAATAGGTGGATGGATATTACCATCATCAGTTTATTGTCTTATCAGAGCAACATCTAATTCTGGAAAGGTAAAAGAATATACCTACCAGTCAATGTCTGCTGCTGAGAAGAGAATCGAGCGCCTAATGGAAGGCGAAGACATCAAAGAAATCACTGTATGTGATGAAGAAGGAATCCAATTAATCCGAAAGGAGGAACTACAATGAAAGCACATGTTCACAGCCAACTGTATCAAGATCCCAGTTTTATTAAACGAGTTGAGCAGCTAAGGGATGAAGTATTGAACCATCCACATAAGAATGAACTAATTCAGCTAATGCGAGAGCAAGCTTTGGATGATGCAGACATGAGTATTTCTGCTGTATCTATCCCCTAGTGGAAGTTACTCCTCGATTCTGTTACAATAGTAACATCTTAGGTAGTTACACCTTAGATAGTCTTTTATTACCACGCTTAGAGGGTTGTTTGGCGCGTACTACATTCACGATAAGCGATCAACTCCTCAGATGTATCAAGATAAAAGCAGCTAAAGATGGTGTCAAACAACAAGACATTATTGTTGAAGCGTTGAAGGAGTACATGGCTAGTAGATACTGTGGCACCAAGGAGTGTGCTCACTTTGATGATTTGATGTTTAGAAGTATCAACTGCTTTGATGGTCACCAATAGTCGACATCCCCTGAAAGCACATAGATAGGCACTTATCATTACTTTGCACATCACAGTCAACAGTCCTTTAAAGGCATGACCCTCGTCTATTTAGAAAACCTTCTATATCTAGGCATTGGCCCAGATAGGGGGAAACTTGATAGTTTTGTTAC